TCGAAGAATGTAGTAACAAAATCAAGTACGTATCTAACTTCTGGAGTCCAGTTAGAAACATGACGTATTTGTGCGACCATGCAATGAATATTAAAGAGAATCCATCATATGTGTTCTTCCAGAACCGTGCTGGTTTCAACTTTGTTTCAATTGACGCTCTTTACGACAACAAAGATTACATCGAGTATTTCACATACGACAATTTCGTTCGTGAGAATGTTCCAGGAGACTCAAGCGCAAAGAACATCGTTGAAGATTATAAGCGTATTCGTCGTTTAGCAGTTCCAGTTGTGTACGACTATATGGAACGTATTGATGGTGGTATGCTTGGTTCAAAACAATACTCGTTTGATATGACATCCAAGAACGTAGATATCAAAGAGTATGACATGTTCAAAGACTTTGAAAATAATAATCATACGAACGTCTATCCGCTAGCATCAACACAGTCAATCTTCCGCTACAATGCTAAAATTATTAACCGTGTTCGCCACTGGGGTAACTTCAACGATGGCGAAGACTCATCGAATAGTAAGTTTTTACAGAAACGTATGTCGTTGATGAAAATGACTGATGCTGCTAAGATTGAGATTACAGTTCCAGGTCGTACTCAATATACCGTGGGTCAAAAAGTTCTTGTTGAACTTGACAAGATGGAACCAACAGAGAAGAAAGATACAAACACTCTAGACAGTATGTTGTCTGGTGCTTATATCATTGGAGCAGTTAACCACTTTATTAGCCGTGAGAGCCATGAGTGTGTTATGGAACTATTCCGTGATTCTCTACTGAAAGATATTAACAAGGCAAAATAAAATATGATGAAGCTATACACAGGTTGCGTTGAAGACCGCAACGACCCATTAAAACTTGGACGTTGTAAAGTTCGTATCGTTGGTCTGCACACAGAGAGTAAGGTAACACTACCAACTGACGATTTGCCATGGGCATATCCAATCTCTCCAATCACATCAGCTGGTACTTCTGGTATTGGTACGGCTCCACTTGGTCCAGTTGAAGGTACATGGGTACTGATCACGTTCATGGATCCAGACGAGCAGATGCCAATGATGCTTGGTACTATGATTGGTGCATACCAAACACCAGAAGCGTTGAAGACTGGTCAGTTTACAATTGATGAAGCGGATGCTGCTGGTAACGTAGACCTCACAGGATCTAAATCAATTCCACAAAACGCAGATGGTACTGTTGGTGATGCGGCAAAAGCATCTGACCCATACGGTGGTCAAGCTGCTGTAAAAGATGGCAAGGTTGTTACTGAGCCAGGAAAAATTGTTGGTCCACTTGGCGGATTAATTGCCAAAGCAGAATCTGGCAAAGACGGATACAACGCATTCAACCGTGGTACTGCCAACGGTGCTATTATTCCAGCTGGTGGTAAACTTGACTTGACTAAAATGTCAATCAAGGAAATCATGGCAAAGCAAGCACTACCTCCAGGATCTCCTGATCGTTTGTTTGCTGTTGGTAAGTATCAATGTATTCCAGTCACTCTTAAGGCTGCATGCCAAGCACTTAACATTGACATCAATGAACCATTTAGTGAAAAAACTCAAGACATTATTTGTCAAGAGTACCTAGTTGCCAAAAAACGTCCAGCGCTAGTTGCTTACTACCGCAACCCAAACAAGAACGACGAAAAGTTGTTGATGGATGCTGGTCAATCGCTGGCAGCTGAGTTTGCTTCAATCGAAGATCCATATTTCTTAGGATACCCATACAAAGGTCCAAACGGTTCATACTACAAGAGCGGCAACCGTGCCCACACAATGTGGAAACAGATCAAAGCCACTCTACAAGCTGAATGGGAATTCCGTAACGATAAGAAAAACCCACCACCAACTGCAACTATTGCTGACAACGACAAAGTTGATAAAGGTACTGACTACTCTGGTGTTGCAAAGCAAGTACCAGCTGATGATTCTATCGCAACTGAAGCCACACCATCTGTTGCAGCAGAAGATTCTCCTATTGGTGGAGACTTTCAGGTTCCAGAACTACCTCAAATTCCTGACATCCCAATTCCTGCAGTTCCAGATGTAGCAACACTGGCTGGTGCTACCAGTCTTGATATTGGTGGTATCTCATCGGCTATCAACTCAGTTAAGAATGAGTTTGGTGATGCGCTTGGTAGCGTAAGTGATTCTTTTGCAAGTCTTGCCAAAGATCTAAAATTAGATGCTGCGCTTGACACAGTTCTTGGTGGTGTTAAAGGTATCAGTTCTGATGCGTCAAAACTGTTGGCTGGCTTTGGCTCAAACTTATCAGACATCTCTAAGAATCTTGGTATTGAAAACATCTCAGGGTCACCAACTGAACTTGCAGCTAACCTTGGATTGGTGAATCCGTCACAAGAAGCAATCGTTCAAGAACTAGCTAAGAAAGCAGGATCTCAGCAAGGTCAAGCTGCTGCTCTGTTGACAAAATTAGAAGCTCAAGGCGAGCCAACTAAGAAAGCCCCTGCTGCGTTTGGTGAGAAGAATCAAGACGGCACTATCAGTAATGGTACTGGTGTTGACCCAACTAAAGGTTTCCAAGATCCAAACGGTGTCTATCCAAAATACAAAAACGAACCAGACACTAACCGTCTAGCAACAGGCAACAATCTTGGGCGCACTATCGTTCTTAAGAAAGAAGCATCGCTGAAGACTGGTGTTCGTATTGCCAATGGTGGTACTTGGGATCAATCTCCAAACCCATACAATGCGCAATACCCTTTCAACAAGGTTACACAAACTGAATCTGGTCACGTGCAAGAGTGGGATGATACTCCTGGATCTGAACGTATCCATACTTACCATAAGTCTGGCACATTCAGCGAGATCGACGCAAACGGCACTCAAGTTAACCGTATCGTTGGCGATGGTTTCCAAGTCATGGAACGAAATGGCTTTATTTATGTCAAAGGTGCATACTGTGTAACTGTTGATGGAGCAATGAACCTTCGTACAGACAACGTATTCAACTTAGAAGTTTCTGGTGCTGCAAACATTAAAGTTTACAACGATGCAAATATTGACATCTCTGGAGATTGTAACTTAGCTGTTGGTAAATCGTTGAACGCTAAAGCCAACAAAGTCAATCTTGAATCTGTTGGTCAATTTAACATCAAAGCTGGTACTGGTCTAAACGTAGAAGCTGGTAAAGACATTAACATTAAGACTGGTGCTTCTATCAATACACAAGCCAAAGGTAACATTGGTCAGAAAGCATCTGGTGGTGTTTCTACCGAAGCTGAGGGTGACGTTAATATCTTGGCTGCTGGCGTAGTGAACGCTGAAGCTGCTGCTGACTTCAATATCAAGTCTGGTGCACTGGCTAATATCGAAGCTGCTGGTGATGCCAACTTCAAAGCTGGTGGTAATGCCAACGTAGAAGGTTCTGGCGAAACAAACATTAAGGCTGGTGGAACTGTAGCTGTTGATGGTTCTATCGTTGATTTGGGTAACGGCGCTGGTAGTGCAGGATCTGCATCTGGTGCTTCTGCTGCCCCTGAAGCCCGTCCAGCTAGCTTTGCTGAACTTGAACTTCCAGTAGAAACTCGTGGAACTTCTGGTGTTGATCGTCTACCACCACTTGCTGTTGCAACTCGTGGATCTGAAACTGGTTTTGATGCTCCAGGAAAGTCTGGTCAAGCGGATAGTGGCGCCACTGCATATCAAAACAAGCGTGTTCAAAATAACACAACTTCTAAGTCTGCTGTTGAAGCAACTACTTACGAAAAACAGCGTGAGACTCCAAACGCTAAGTCTGCTGCTTCTACTCCAGTACCTGCAGGTATGGAAGCTATCATGAATATGCCAGCTGATCAATTCACTGCTGGTATGAAGTTGTCTAAACACTTTACACTTGGTGACTTGACTAAAGGTGGTGTTCGTATTCCACGTGTTACATACAACGTCAAGGGTGTTAACATTACACCACAGCAAATTGTTGCTAACTTGAAGAACTTTGCAATCAACGTGCTTGATCCAATTCGTGATAAGTTCGGTCCATTCGTTATCACTTCTTGTTTCCGTCGCCCACCATTCGGTGCAGTGGCGGGAGATCTTGGACCAGGAACTACAGAGGGTGGTGACCACCCAATCGGCTGTGCTGCTGATATCGTGTTCACTGGTGGTGGAAAGCAAGAGACTTTCAACAAGTGTAACGAGATCGCTAAGATATTGCCAGCTTGGAATCAGATCATTATGGAATATAATGGTCCACAGTTCTGGATTCACGTGTCTTGCCGTCCGCAAGGAAATAAAGGCGATATGTTTACCATGGTTAGCAACAAGACATTCCAAGGCACATTCCCACGTGGTGGATTTATCTTAGTATAATGACTCTACGAATCACAAAAACTAACGTATCTGGTTTCACTGCTGATCAAGGCGAGGCAGTAGACCAGACTTACGTGAACTCAGCTTATGAGTTTCTTGATGCATTTTCTATTGATATAGTTTTTGAAGGTGTCTACCCAGACACTGTTGATCCAGAGATAGTGACATATCAGAACGCAACCAATGTAACTAGCACATTTGATTGGGCAAGTATTGGATTGACGTTTAGTAAACCGAATGCATATACAGTTAGGCTTGTTGGTCCAGCAACCAATGTATTTCCAGGACAGTTCTATAAGTTTAAGATGGCAGATTTGAGCGAACAAGTTCTACCTCCAACTACTACAGAACCTTTCCTAAGTTTGATTCAGTATAAGATGCCAACTCCAACTTATACTATGAAAACTTATCCATTCGTTGTAACTATCCCACCAGATCTTATTCTTGGTGGTTTACCAACAACAGAGAATGTGGATATGAAACAGTGGTTCTACTGGAGATACCAAGTGGCTTCTGCTAATATTGCGTCTATTCGAACTAGAGGATTGAAATAATGCCAGCAACAGCAAGAGTTGGTGATACTGTTATGTCTGTAGATGGAACTGGATATCGTTGCCAGCAACCTATGGAAACTTCATGTGGGCAAACTACTGGAAACACTAAAGTCTACGCCAATGGAATCCTAGTTGTAGTTCAAGGAGACCCTGTTGCACCACATAATATGGCAGGATGCACTCCAGATATGTCAACTCTAACATCTTTTTCAGGTAAAGTGAGAGCATGCGGCAAAGGTGTTGGGCGTATTGGAGATCAATATACTGGCGGAACACCAAATACAATCACACAAGGATCGTCTACTGTCTTTGCAGGAGGCTAAATAATAAGTATGGCACGAAACACAAGAATCTTCTCAGACATTGACCTTAACTTCACTGCTCACCCAGTGACTAAGGACATTGTTCGCCGTTTTGACGAGAGTGCTATAAAAGCCTCGTTGAAAAGCCTAATCCTAACTTCTAACTACGAAAGACCATTTCATAGCGAGTTGGGTTCACCGATTCGTGCGTTGCTGTTTGAACCAGCAACTCCAATGATTATCGCTTCTATGAAGAAGGCGATTTTTGATATGGTTAACAACTTTGAACCAAGGGTTGAATTAATAAACGTAGATGTATATCACAGACCAGACAGTAATGGTCTTGGGGTCACCATTGAATTTAAGATAGTGAATACTGAGAAACCCCTGACCCTAGAACTAATGCTGGAAAGATCGAGATAAAATGGCTTCCAATAAAAAGATTAACATTACAGAACTAGACTTTGATGCAATCAAAGCTAACCTTAAACAATTCCTGCAAGGTCAGAGTGAGTTTTCTGACTATGACTTTGAAGGCTCTGGTCTTTCGGTAATTCTGGATATCCTTGCATACAACACTCACTATAATGCGTTGTATGATAACCTAGCAGTCAACGAGATGTTTCTTGACTCAGCCAGCAAGAGAAACAGTGTTGTTTCTTTGGCTAAGATGCTTGGATATACTCCACGTTCTGCCAAGTGCGCAACTGCAGATGTCAACGTAACTATCAGTACAGTTGAAGCTGGTCCTTCTGTAGTTATCATTCCAGCGTTTAGCCCATTCACTACTTCTATTGATGGTAAGACTTTCACCTTCTATAATCGTGAACCTCTTTCTGCTACTGGTCCAACTACAAACTATCAGATTTTGAACGCTAAGGTAACTGAGGGTGAATTCCTTTCTTATCGTTTTACAGTAGCATCAAACACACGTTACATTATTCCAAACGCCAACGTAGACTTAGACACAGTTCGTGTTCGTGTTCAAGAGAACGCAACAAGTTCTGAGTTCAACACATTCACTCAAGCAACTTCTTTGGTTAATGCTGACTCTACAACTCGTGTTTACTGGGTTAAAGAGATTGACGATGGTTTGTACGAACTTGTATTTGGTGATGGTGTTCTTGGTGTTGCTCTAAATTCTGGTAACGTAATCAACGTTGATTACATGGTTTCTAATTTGGATGCTGCCAACGGCGCACGTGTTTTCCAATACAGCGGAAACCCTCCAGCAAGTGGTGCTGTGACTAACGTGTATATCGTAAACCCTGCGAATGGTGGATCATCTCCAGAAGATATCCAATCAATTAAATTCAACGCACCAAAGATGTACGCTGCGCAAAACCGTGCAGTTACTACTGATGATTACAAAACTATCATCTATAATCAATTCGCTGAAGCTAAATCAGTTTCAGTTTGGGGTGGTGAAGACAATAACCCTCCAACATACGGCAAGACTTATGTTTGTATTCGCCCTAAGTCAGCCACTAAGCTAACTAACCAGCAAAAGACTGATGTTATCAATACTGTTCTTGCGAACAAGAACGTAGTTTCGGTTACACCTGAAGTTCTGGATCCAGAGTACTTGAACATTGCATTGAATGTTACGTTCTACTATAACCCACGTGAAACTACAAGAACATCCAATGAACTTGTAGAGTTGGTTCGTCAAACAATCTTCAATTATGATGATAACGACTTACAGAAGTTTGATGGTGTTTACCGTCACTCTAAGTTGAGCCGACTAATTGACGCAACTGAACAAAGTATTTTGAATAACAACTCAACAGTTCTTATTCGTCGTAAGATCGCTCCACGATTTAACGTGAGTGCGCAGTATCTATTAAATATTGTTAACCCAATCTACACAACTGGTTTGGCAGAGAACGTAATCTACACAACTGGATTCTTTATCGCTGGTAGCGACATTGTTCACTACTTGGACGATGACGGTGTTGGTAACATGCGTCTATATTACATTGGTGATTCTGCCGATAAAATTATCGTGAACCCAACAATCGGTTCTGTTGATTATGCTAATGGTATTATCAACATCAAGAACTTGCATATTACTGCCATGGCAGATATTGACTTTGAGATCTCTATCAAACCATCATCGTACGACGTTGTATCAGCGTTCACTCAGATCGCAGAGATTGCACGAGACCACTTAACAATCACAGCTATCGCTGACGAAACTGCCAATGGCGACCTTCGTGCAGGTAGAAACTATCAACATACTACAAGTCGTTCATAATGGCTACTAGACCAAAGTTATCGAGAATTGTCGCTAATCAACTCCCTGAGTTTATCAGGGAGGATTATCCAACATTCGTTGCCTTCCTTGAAGCGTACTACGAATACTTGGAGCAGAATGACGCTGACGTTTACGAACTGCGTGACATCGATAAGACGTTGGATCGCTTTATCACATACTTCAAAAATGAAGTATCACCAAACTCTGTTGCTGCCCCTCTAACTGATCAGCGTTTCCTATTAAGCAACATCAAAGATGCTCACTTAGCTAAGGGTTCTGAAGCATCATATAAGTTGCTGTTCCGTTTGATGTACAACAAGAACGTAACAGTTCAATATCCAGGACAGCAAATTCTACGTGCCTCTGATGGTAAGTGGAACCAAGACGTTTCTATTTTCGCACGTGTCAATGCTGGTGATCCAAACGATATCGTTGGTCGCTTGGTTGATGTTATTACACCAAATCGTGTTATTCGTGTTCTAGTTGATCGTCGTCAAGACGTTGAGATTGAAGTTGATCGTTTCGTTCAAATTTCTCCAGACACATATGAGTTCTATATCGATCGTCGTTTCTTCGGTGACGTATCTATTGGTGACCGTTTGCGCTATGGTGGTATCTTTGACGCTACAATCGTAGCCACTACTGCTCGTTTGACAGTTCTTCAACGTGGTAAGAATTTCAAACCTGGACAGCTATACCCAATTAAGAACGGTAATGGCGCTGGTACCATCATGAAGGTTAAGAGTGTAGACTCTGCTGGCGGTATTTCTGCTGCTGAATTTGTTAAGTATGGTATTGGATATGATACAGACTTTACTGCCACTATTATGGCAGAAGGTGGACAGACTATCACAGGTGCAGGACAGACTGCACTTAGCATTGCAAATATTCAAAGTGCTGTTACTTCTATCAATATCACCAACGGTGGTAGTGGGTATTCAAGCACTCCAACAGTTGCTCTATCTGGTGGTGGTTTTAGTTCAGCTGCTACTGTTGGTGCAGTAACTGTTGTTGGTGGAGTTATTACTTCTATTAAAGTGGCAACTCCAGGAAATGGATACGTCACAGCGCCAACTGTTATCATCACTGACTCTACTGGAACTGGAGCCAACGCTACTTCTACAATTGGTGTGAGCAGCGGTTACGGTATTTTTGAAACAACAAGTGGTTTTAATGAACAAGGTTTCATTAACTTAGCTGACTACACTCAAGATATCTCAACAATCTGGGAACAACGTAAAGCGTTTGCCACTGGCGATCAGATTTACTGGAACAGTATTCTTTATGATGTTACTGTTGGTGGTACATCGGGTAGCACTCCACCTACCCACAACACTGGATCTGCCACAAACGGTTCAATGACATTGGCTTATAGTCGTGTTCACGGTCCAGCGTTTGAAGGTACGTATTCTGGTGATACGTTGCGAGAGTTCTACTTTGATTCTAAAGACGCTGTTATTGATCCAGATGATCCAGCAATCATTCGTATCGATCTTGGTCCACTAACCAAGTATCCTGGATATTACAAGAATAATGATGGCTTCTTGGATGATGCTATTTTCATTCAAGACAGTCGTTACTACCAAGCATTCTCATATGTTCTTAAGATCGACGAGAGACTAGAATCTTACAAGTCTGCTGTTAAGACTTTGATTCACCCTGCAGGTCTTGCGCTATTTGGTGAGTATGACATTCGAAACGAATTTGATATTGGCGTTTCGTTGCAGTCTATGGTCAAGATCCTAGTGGTCAACATGCAAGATGAAGTTAGCTTGGTATCAACTATTACATCTAAGGGTGTTGGTAAAGCAGTTTCTGACTCTATTACACCATCAGACTCAAACACTAAGCTGGTTTCCAAACCACTAACTGACTCTATTACACCATCTGAAGTTATTTCTGCCAAGGACTTTGGTAAGGCTCTTACCGATGCCACTATTGGATTTACTGAAGTTAGAACATTCGGATTGAATAAACCTCTTGCCGATTCTATCGCTACACCAACCGACGTTGTTTCTGCCAAGGACTTTGGTAAGGCTCTAAGCGAGTCAATCACAGTTCCAGACTCTAACACATTCCTACTTGGTAAGGCACTGGCTGATTCTATCGACACGCCAACTGATGTTGTTTCTACCAAGGGCTTTGGTAAAGCAGTATCAGATTCTATCACTACACCTAGTGATACCATTTCATCCAAGGTTCTAAATAAACCATTGGTCGAATCTGTGGCTACACTTGATGTTGCCACTCAATTATTTGGTAAATCAGCAGTAGATAGTATCAGTCTTTCTGATACCGATACTCTGGCGTTCACTAAATATACAAGCGATACACTATCACCAACTGATAGTGGTAATTTATTCTTCAACCCGTATGTAGCAGATCCTTATCCAACCAATTATTGGGAAGCTGATTACACTACTGGCGAATCCTCATTCTAAAACAAGGAGATTTCTATGGATCTACAAGAAAATATGAAAGTCACTGGCGAACTATCAATCGTTGTTCGTGACTCACAAGGCTCTATCAAGCAAACATTGCACGTGCCTAACTTGGTTGTTACCAACGGTAAGAACTACATTGCTAGCCGTATGGTTGGTACTTCTTCTACTGTTATGTCTCATATGGCTATCGGTACTGGCACTGCCACTCCAATCGCTGCTGACTCTACTCTAGGTACTGAAGCTGGACGTGTTGCTGTTTCTTCTTTCACTTCTTCTGCAAACGCTGTGACTGCAACTGCTACATTCCCTGCTGGTACTGGTACTGGTGCTATTACTGAAGCTGGTATTTTCAATGCCTCTTCTTCTGGTGCTATGCTTTGCCGTACAACTTTCCCAGTTGTTAACAAAGCATCTGGCGACTCTATCGCTATCACTTGGGTTATCACTGTAAGTTAATTTTAGGTCTGTAAATGGCGACATCTTCCCTACTTAAGACTATCCTGCATAATTCTATTGCAGAGGGTCTTTACAACGAAATTGTAAATAGAACCGCAAGATATTACTACTTCTTGGGTAAAACTCTTTCATGGGAAGATGAGCTAGTTCCTCCGCTCCCTGTTGATAGTTTCAACTACGAACTTCAGTCTCGTAATGAAATTATCACAATGAAAGAAATTAAACCTACAGACGTATCGTTTGTGGTACCACGTTATGATTGGCAGATCAATACTGTCTATGATATGTACGATGATCAGTACTCTACAGAAGTGCAAGGCATTGACCTTATTTCTGGTGGTACTGGTTACGGTTCTTCTCCATATGTTTACATTGGTTCTGCAGGATCAGTTTCTTGGACAGCAAATACTGTTGTCTTCGAAGGTGCATTCCTAAAGACAACTAATGGTAACGGCACACGTTATTACATCGTTACAAATGCAGGTAGCACTGGTGCTACGGCTCCAACTCATACTGATGGAGAAGTGGCAAACGGTACTGCTGATTTATTGCATGTTGATGTTAGTGACGGTTCTGGATCTGGCGCAGCTGCAATCGCAACTGTTCTAGACGGTAAAGTTATTGATGTTGAATTGACATCACGTGGTATCGGTTATCTTTCTGCACCATCAGTAATTCTTGCTGGTGGTTCTGGTAGTGGTGCATTCGGTACTTCAGTTGTGCGAATTGCGCCTTCTGGTTCACAAAAACTAGAAGATACTGTTGATTACGTTATCACCGATGAGTTCAACGTATATAAATGCTTGGACAATAACAATGGTGCCATCTCGCTTTATAAGCCGATTGGTACTACTGTTGACCCAGTAACTTTCCCAGATGGTTACATGTGGAAGTTCTTGTACAACATTCCAATTGCGCTACGTACTAAGTTCTTAACGGACGAGTATGTGCCAGTTGTTACTGCGTTGCGCAATCAATTTTACTCTAACGGTAACATTCAAACTATTCGTGTTGATCAAGCAGGTTCTGGCTACACATCTGGTTCTATCACAGTTCAAGGTGATGGATACTTGGAAGCCGACCCATTGTATCTAACCTCTGCAAGCATTGGAAATGCTGGTACTGGTTATACAACTGCAACTATTACAGTTGATCCTCCGTACACAAACACCAATCCTTGGACAAGCAACATCCCAATGTTCTTGGGGCAAAAAGTAACACACAACAATAATGTGTATGAAATTGCCGTTGCTGGAACTACAGGTTCTGTTGCTCCTGTTCATCGTTATGGTATTGTTTCTAACGGTACTGCTGCTTTGAAGTATATTGGAACAACTCCAACTGGAACTGTTACACTTTCTGGTGGAGCAATCACTGCTGTATCTATTAAAGGTATGGTTCGTGAAGTTAATTTGACTTCTGGTGGTTCTGGTTATACTGCCGTGCCAACTGTTAACTTTTCTGGCGGTGGCGGAACAGGTGCTACTGGTGTAGCAGTTCTATCTAATGGTAGTGTTATCCGTGTTATTATTACCAACGGTGGAAACAACTTTACTTCTGCTCCAACTGTAACTTTTGGAACAGTGTGGACAGGTTCTACTGCGGTCACACTAAACCAACAAATTTATTACTCTAACCGTTTGTACACAGTTACTGGTGCTGGAACTACTCACGCTTCTACTCCACCATCTCATCTTTCTGGTAGCGCCACAAATGGTACTGCCACATTGACATATGTTGGACAACCAGCTACTGGCACTACTGCTATTAAGTATGGCGCAGGCTATTCTTTCTTACCAGCTATTACTATCACTGGTGATGGTACTGGTGGGTCGCTATATTTCTCAGGTGTTAAGTCTGAAGCTAAACTTGTTCCAACATTCGATGCTGGACAGCTGGTTGGTGTTCAGATTGATGACGGTGGCGTTGGTTATACGTATGCTACCTTGACAGTTTCTGGTGATGGTACTGGTGCTGAAATTTCAGCTGACTTATCTCCTGGAGACGTTAACACCCTGCAAGCTAACATTGAATTGTTGACTAGCGATGGTCGTATCATGTCAATTCCAACAATCTCTGGTGGTTGGGGTTACGCTGCAGCTACAGTAACTATTGAAGGTGACGGTGTTGGCGCAACAGCTACTCCTGTTATTGTCAACGGTTACATTAAGAAAATCAACGTGACTAACTATGGAAGTGGTTATCGTTGGGCACGAGTAACAATCAACGGTAACGGCTATGGTGCCAAAGCACGTGCAGTTATTACTCCATGGGGTGGTCATGGTAAGTATGCGTTGAACGGTTTGTTCGCTCGTACTTTGATGTTCTATACAAACATCTCTGGCGATAAGAACCAAGGTTTTGATGTAAACAATGACTTCCGTCAACTTGGTATTATTAAGAATCCTTCTCAGTATGGTAGCACAAACACTCTAACTGCAATCGCAGCTTCTGGATGTTGGGTTATTTCTGGTTCAATCAGCACTACGTTCTTCCCAGCTGATTCAATGATTACTGAGACTGGAACAGGTAAGAGATTCCGAATTGTTACAAACAACGGCAACGCCATCTTGGCGCAGTCGCTTGATAATTTCGTACCGCAAATTGGTACTACGTTCAGCAATGCTGGCAGCTTTACTTTCTCTGCAAGCGCAGTGACTCCACCAACGGCAGATAAATACTCTGGTGACTTATTGTTTATTGATAACAAGCAAGCGTTTACACCAACTGCTGACCAGTCAGTTACGCTAAGAACAGTTATTCGTTTTTAACGAATAAATATAACAGATAAAGACTTAGGACAAAGAGTTAAGAATGATCGATTTCAATACAGAACCATATAATGATGACTTTGACGAGAACAATAAATTCTATCGAATTTTGTTCCGTCCGAGTTTCGCTGTCCAAGCACGTGAACTTACTCAAATGCAGAGCATTCTGCAAAATCAGATCAAGCGTCACGGCGACCACATCTTCTCACAAGGTGCCATGGTTATTCCAGGACAGGCATCTATCGACTGTAACGTACCTTACGTTAAAATTCAATCTTTGTACGCTGGCTCTGTTGTTGCCACATATATCGCCAATCTAGAAGGTCTAGTTATTAAAGGCGAGAGCGGATTGACTGCTCAAGTTATTAAAGTCGTTCAAGCAAGTGGTTCTGACTTTGCAACTCTATATTTGAAATATACAAACTCTGGTGATGATGCTGTCACTAAAGTTTTTGCCGATGACGAAATCGTCGCACCAGAAGATACTCTACTTTCTGCTTATACGGTTCAAGCAGTTTCTTCTGATGCTACTGGTATCGGTTCTATTGCTTCTATTGAACGTGGTGTTTATTACATCAACGGGCATTTTGTTCTTTGCGAGAAACAAAGCATCGTTCTAGACAAATACAGCGACACTCCATCTTACCGTATTGGTTTGAGTGTTGATGAGAAACTAATTACTCCAGAAGACACTGGCTATGAAAGTCTTTTGGACAACGCACAAAACAGCTACAACTTTGCGGCTCCAGGCGCTCACCGTTACTACATCGATCTAACTTTCTCCAAGCTAGCATTGGATAGCGTTGCTGACGAAGACTTCGTTGAATTGCTACGTGTTGAAGGTGGACAGATCAAGCGTCACGTCACAAAGACTGAGTACTCTGAGATCGAAAAGACTCTTGCTCGTCGTACATTCGATGAGTCTGGCAACTACACTGTTCGTAACTTCAACATTGATGTTCGCGAACACCGTAACAACAACCGTGGCGCATGGCTTGCTTCTACTGCATATTTGCTGGGTGACGTTGTTACTTACAACGGTGTAACTTACGTTGCAAAGAACACTGGCACATCTGTTAACGTGGCTCCAACCCACACAAGCGGTACTGCGTATGATGGTCCAGGATCTACTGGTATCAACTGGGAATATAACACAAACCCATTCTACAACCGTGGTATCTATGATCCAGCTGATGGTGGCTCAGAAGCTAAATTGGCTATTGGTCTAGATCCAGGAAAAGCGTACATCCAAGGTTACGAGATCGAAAAGATTTCTACTGAATACGTCACTGTTGATAAGTCACGTGACTTCGTTCAAGTCGACAACGCAGTTGTTCCAGCCACAGTTGGTAACTACATCCTTGTAACTAACGTAAACAGCTTGCCTCCAGTTGACACTTTTGGTACAGTTACTCTGTACGATCAAGTGACTTCTGCTGTTGGCACTGCTGCAGGTAATGCTATTGGTACTGCCCGTGTTCGTTTCATGGAATGGGACAACGGCGATCGTGCCACTCAAGCAGCTGTATACAAACTAGGTTTGTTTGATGTTAAGATGACTGGTGGGGCAAACTTCAACCGTAAGGTTAAGTCTGTATACATCAACAACGGCGACGCAAACCTAAACTTCAGCGCTGACATCAAACCATTGACTCAACGTCTGGTTGGTTCTGCCACTGCTTCAAGTTCTACTACTATTACTGGTAACGGTACATCTTTCCAAACTGATTTGGTTGTTGGTGATTACATCGCAATCAACGGAAACAATGTACGTGTTACTGCCATTGCTTCTCAAACATCACTGACTGTAGCTACTGCAGTTACTGTTACTGGTGTTGCTATTGATCGTTTGGTAACTAACGTATATGAGCCAGAGAATGGCGCATTGTTGTATCAACTACCATACTACGCTATTAAGTCTGTTCGCAGTTCTACTGGCACTAACGACACTAGCTACTCAGTATACGAGCGTTTCACTGGAACTTCTTCTACTGCTTCTGGCGGTACTTGTACTCTTACTGCTACAACATCTAGCGGAACTTTTGCTTCTGCTGCTGAAACTGACAACTATATTCTTGTCAACAACAGTTCTGCTTCTGGTGGTGCTATCGTTGTTCCAAGCGCAATCACTGTTTCAGGTTCTACTGTTCAGTTCACTCTAAGTTCAGCCCTTGCTTCTACAAACTTCATCATTATCGGTGCAGTTAACAAAGCTGGTGCAACTCTGACTGAAAAGACAAAGACTCTTCAGACTGTAACTGATACTACTTCTTTCGCTACACAAGCCACTGCAACTAAGACAGAATTGTTGTTGGGTAAGGCTGACGGCTACCGTTTGATTAGCGTTAAGATGAAGTCTGGAACTTTTGCTTCTGCAGGTTCTACTTACTCTATCGACATTACAGATCGTTACGACTTTGACTCTGGTCAACGTGAAACTCACTACGACATTGCACGTTTGATATTGAAGTCATCTTACTCTGCTCCAACTGCTCCGATTCAAGTAATCTATGAGCACTTTGATCACACAACTGGTGATTACTTCACTGTTAACTCTTATCCAAGCAACATTGCATACTCTGCAATTCCGTTCTTTAACGGTGTTTCTCTAAGAGACTTTATCGACTTCCGTCCACGTATTGGTTACAACAGTTCTACTGGTGCAATCAGCTTCACTGAATCTGGTGCATCTACTTCACTTGTTCCAAAGCGTGGTATTGACGTACGTGCTGACTACAGCTACTACCTAGCACGCAAGACTAAACTTGCTGTTGACTTTGACGGTAACTTCTTTGCTATCGATGGTGTTCCATCATTGAATCCAGGCGAACCACTATCTCCATCTATGGGTATGGTTTTGTATGACCTATCTC